TCTTAAAATTGCCAAAGCACAGGCACTATTGACTTTAACTGCAACTGATGCTTCTACAGAAGAAATAACAGTTTCTCAAACATTAGCCAACGTGGGTGTAATTGCAGGTATGCCATTTATTGTAGCAAGTACAGTAGGTGGTTTAACAGCAGGTACTACATATTGGGTATTAGAAGTTACAGGTGCAAGTAAATTTACTGCTTCCGCTACTGATTTAAGCGCAAACGTAAATAGAACTCCAGTGAATTTAACTGCCACAACAGGACAATCAGTTGTAGTGTCTGTGGGTGTTGTTGATGCATATTTCAATAACCCAGTTTCAGGTGCCGGATACCCAGAAACTAATACAAGCACCTACAGTGTCGTGGGTGGAAATACAGGTATATACGGTAAACAAACGCTTGTTCGTGTTGCAATAGGAATCAATGGAACAGGTACCATTTATGCTTATGATGATTCTGATGTGATAGGTGGCGTTGGTACTGACTTTGCTAACACCTTTAGTGCAGGTAGTGTTGTACAATCAGTTAATTCAGAAACAGGTGAAGCAACAACTTTAGGTTTCGTTGATACTGTTACTGGTAACGTAGAAATAGAAGTTTCTAATGCAACTGCAACCGGAAACTTTATAACATCAGTAGGCAATGCAGAAACATTGGTAGCGAATCTACCATTGACATTTGATGCAAACATCGGTGGATTAACTACTGGAACTTTGTATTTCGTAAAGGAAATCGTTAACGCTGCTGCATTTACTGTTTCATTAACACCAGGTGGTGCAAATGTTGCATTAAGTGATGAAGACGCAACTGCAAACGCTGTACAGGACCAGATTTTGTTAGATGCAAATGCCCTTGCTAATACTTCAAATACTGCATTCATTTACGCTGATAACGAAGCAGGTTATATTGTTCGTCAAAAAGGAAAAACAAAATATTTAGTTACAGGTGGAACCACTGGATTGACTGCTCCTTGCTATACTGCAAACGTAGCCAATGCAGCACTAACACCCAATACAATGAGTATTATTGCTACCTATGCAAACTCATCTACAACTAGAGTTCAAAGTTTGAGCGATCATACATTAGAAATATTCGGTACAGGTGATGTATTACCTAATAGTAGTCCTGCTTTTGCAACATTCAATACAGCATATGCAGCAAATACATATGGCGGACAACCTTACCCAATCGTAACAATAAATAATACCTGATCATGTCTTCCATAAATGCATTGAAAGTTCAACATCCTGAAACAGAAATCGCTATCCTACACGTTCAAGTTAAGAACGTAGAGGATAAAATTTCTGATATCAAAGATGATATCAAAGAGATAAAAGTTTCTTTGAAAGAACAGGTAGAAGAACAAACAAAGTTGATAACCAATATCAAAGATGCAAGCGAAGAAGCGCATGACTCATTGTCTAGAAAAATATCTGCATTAGAAAAATGGAGATGGATGATGATGGGAGCAGGTATAGTTATAGGTTCGTTGGGATTTGAGTCTATATCACAACTACTGAAGTAAAAATCAAGGGGCTTATGCCCCTTGATTTACCAAATAGTTTATTTTTTCTTGTACAATATCAAAATTTATCAAATTGAATAAGCCAGGATGCAATGGCTTGGGATAATTTTCTAACGTTACCCATGCATATCCTAAATGTTCATCGTTTAATTTAGGTATGAATTCGTCAGATATCTCACAAAAAAATGTATTGTATGTGAAATCGTTGTTGACAAACTTTTGAATAGGGACTAATTTCAAATCATCTATCCAAAAATTTATTTCTTCTATACATTCTCTTTTTAACCCATCTAGCAATGTTTCATTGCATTCAAGTTTTCCTCCGGGTAATGCCCAACAATTATTTTTGTTGTCGTTTCTGAGAAGGTAAAGAAAACGTTTTGTGTTTTTACTATAAAAAAACACACCAACTGAATTTATTTCCATATCAAATGACTATCGAATAGTCCCCTTGATCAATATACCCTTCATATGATTTTACCCATTCTTGGCTATCAAACTTGTATTGAACATTAGTGATTATGTTTGTAACAAACTCTACTGTTGTAGAATTTACAGAATCAAAAGAAACTTCCCATTCTCCTAAAGATTCATTGTATTCAATAATATCATTTGCATTAGCGATAATACTACCCCATGCTACAGTTGAACTGTCTCCACCTATATTTTCTACTATTAGATATCTTACACCATTTACTGGAGCAGGTAATCCTGCTCCCGGGCCAGTTGTTAATGGATTAACTATTCCATCAACAGGATCCAATGTATTAGAAGGCAATGTATCAGGATCAATATTATAGATCAATAATCTATCATCTGTTGCGTCATAATCAATAGTGCCTACAATTTCATTTTCTAAGTTTGGATGTTGAATCCAAATTTGTGATATTCCCGGTCTTATAGTACCGTACACATTTAAATAAGAATGCCAATACAAATCTGTATCCGGCGGAGAAGGTAAATCTAAATTACTATTTGGTGGATTAAAAGGCTGATTTGCAGGTAACAATTGTAATCTATCATTCAATAATAGTAACTTATATCCATATGGTGTTATTTTTTGTCTTGTTCCCAAAAGCAAATCGTCATCCTGCATGTCTGTCAATGCAGCACCTTTAAATATTGAAGCAATAATTTTTTGTATAACGCCCATCTTTTTCAATTTTGCCGCAGTGCTTAACCATATGGGCATATAGAATTTCCAAGTCATTATATCTATTGGATTTCCTGTTCCTTGTGGTATTGATCTACTAGTAAATGTCAAGCCATCTTGAAATACTGCTGAAAGAGAAGTCCAATCAAGAAAGTTTTCAGTGCTTTGTATTTCTAATGCAGGATTAAACAATGCTCCCAATTGTTCTACGATTTCAAGTTTCTGATTGTAATTAGAAGTCCAAAAATCTACGGTAATTCTCAACGTGTAGGGTACCGGCATCAATCGTTCAACGGTAAATGCTTGTCCTTGTGTTGTTTCATAAGACTGAGTTTCGCTATTATATGCTCGTTGCCGTACGTTAGTTTTTTCTACGTAAGTCGGGCTTTGTGTCCAACCCTGATTGTATTCAAGTCCTGAAATATAGTATGTAATGAGAGGAGTACTAGGTAAATTACTAGCACTGTTATTTGCAATGATAGTGGCTGCTTGTCTACTGCTATCTCCGTACATTATAGGAACTCTAACTAGTATGTTATTACCCGCAGGGTCTTTGCCCTTAGTAACATACCAGTTGGAAAATATTTTTGCAAATTGAATTAAAAACCTGCGTATCTGTGCATCATAAAAGAAATCAGCCAATGTATCACCTCTTCTGTGTTTTATTTATTTGCTTGAAACTATTGACAATTTAATCTACCGGTGGAATAGGATCAAATGGTTGTGTCAATATAGTAGACAATGCCTGTTTGCTAGGTATAACGTCTCCATTAGTTAATGTAACTGTATCTCTATTATTAATGAATGTAGATAATAAGTTTTTACTATCAAAACTATAACCAGTAGGTGTCCTCACATTTTCTGAAATCTTAACCCACGATCTACCACTCCATCTATACAATATGTTGGGCATATAATCGATGCGTAAAGCATAAGTACCTACTTCAGGATTTTGCGGGAAAGAAATTCCAGTTGTAACAGGGAATCCGTTAGGTGCATTACTATCACCTGTTAAGTATCCTGCAGTGTAACTAAAGTTTAATGGGCTATATCTACTTATGAATTGGAAAGCAGGATCCGCATCTGCTCTGAAATCCATCACTGATGATATTGTTCCAGTAAATCCAGGGGCAGTAGGGTCCTGATCAGCAGTTGCAAAAGTATTATCAGCAGTTCCGTATGGACCAGTAATAGTTCCCAAAGATTTTACACTTAATATCTTTGTACCTGAAACTGGCCCTGAGCCACTTCCTATTTTTTCAGCAGGTAATTCTAATACTTTCAATGTAGTTTCAACAAATTTATCCAATTTATCTACTACATCCATATCCGCAGTCATATCCCAAATACTTTGAAAAGTTTCTTTGGGCATACGTATAGCAGGGCTAGGATTTTTGTATTTTGGATTTCTAATCATTGTCACAGTACCCGGAGCCCCACCTCCTCCTATTACTACATCTATAGGAGGTGCAGGTTGTCCTACTTTATTTGATAACTGTGTATTTGTTTCCCATTCACCATATATAGGTACTACATATAAGTTATTGTTATTGTATCCTGATAATGGGACAATTCTTTGTGCTTCTTGTATTACTGCATCATTAATCTCAAGATTTTTGTTATAGGTAGATAATATATCTGCGAACGTTTGTTCAGTATCTAATTCCCAATATGTGTCATTTGGTGGTGTAATTCCTGCAGGAACTTCTATCTTTGAGGTATAATTCTTATCTCCATATGAAATAACATATCCTGCAGGATATGTTTTAGTAGAATCATATGTACCCAAATAATTATCAGTATCAATAGGTTTTTGTAATATCTGACTAAACTCTTGGCTATTAACTAATGGTTCACATTTAATTCTCCATAAATGAGGGAACCATGTTTGACTAAAACCTTCACTAGCATAATTTGAATCTGTTATTTGATAAAATCTTTTTAATGCTATGGGTATTGTTTCTTTTAATGGATTGTAATCTAATAAATGAGGCAATTCTAAAACATCCCCTACCATTAATTTTCTACCAATAATATCTATCATATCATTATAATGTACAGTTATGAATATAATATCATTATTGAGAAACAAACCAAATTGGCTTAAATCAAAGTCTAAATTCTGTACGTTATAATGACCTCTTAAACGGTATATATTGTCATCATATGTTCTATCTCTATTTTCTAGAAATAATAAATCTTGTATATTTGTTGGACTTAAATTAGTATATTCGGGCTGAGTATAATCGATTGATTCGCCCTGATTAGTAGGACCTAAATACTTATGAATATACAAATCTGTTCCGCCTACAGTTAATTGTTCGGATACAGTTCTATCCAAAAATCTATAATCATTTTGTTTGTTGGGACGGTATAAAGAAAGTCTTGGCATAATGTATTTATCAGCGTAGGCTTGACAATAAATACCATAGGCGATAGAATGAAGGTCTGACTGAAAGAACGGAGTAAAGGTATGCCTCGCAAATCATCTAAGCAACAAGTTGTTGACACTTCTGTGGTACGGGCTCTTGACCCCAAGGACCCTGACACCAAGTACATGGGCGATGAACCTTTGTTCACTACTCAACCCAATGAAACTACACGCAAGATTGCGCTGGTGAAGAGTTTCAATTGGTATAGCCGTTTCTACGGTCGTAAGGATGCCAAAGAACTTATCTGTCAATATCTTGACTTGACCGGCAAGATTGAGAAGGCAAAGTTGTTCCGTAAGATTGATGATCGTGATATCACAATCACCAATGTATGGCTGGCTCGTATGAGTCTCCGTGGTCTTGTCCTTACTGATTCTGAAAACTCATTGATCAATACTGAGATTGATAAGTTGATCAACCCTCTTACAGTCAAGGCAGTGAAGGTTTCTAAGATCGGCGGGGCACAAAAAGAAAAGCCTGAAGTCAACAAGCCCAACGTTCAAGAAATCATGCGTGAGCGTGCTAGTGAAGCCGCAGGTGATCTTGAGGGTGTGTTTGATGACTACATCAAGGCAGGTGCTAAGGCATCACATTCATTCCGCCCTATTGATTATGTTGCAAAGCGTAATGTGCTTCCTCAACATATTTCAATCGTAGTTGATGCTTGGAAGAAAAAGCAAACAGAATTTGATGAGGTTTTGAAGGGCAAGGACGCTCAACTTGTTCAGGCTTATGGGCACTTCACCCGTACACAAATCAAAAACATTTACAAGTTTATTGAGCAGGTCCTTACTGATCTTAATGGCTATGTAAATGTCAAGAAGGCAGCGAAGGCACCTCGTAAGCGCAAGGCAGTTCCGGTAGAAAAGCAAGTTGCCAAGATGAAGTTCTTGAAGGAGTTCAAGGACACTGCAACAAAGTTGGATCTTGTAAGTTTGCATCCAGTCAAACTTCACGGAGCCAGCGAATGCTATCTCTATGATACGGCCAAGCGCAAGTTGATTTATATGGTTGCCGATGAATACAGCAAGACCTTCTCGGTGAAGGGTACGACATTGTTGGGATTTGACAACATCAAGAGTCAAACCAAAACTTTGCGTAAGCCGGCTGAACAGATTGCTCAAATCATGAAGTTGGGTAAGCCTGCAGGACGTAAGTATTTCAGTGAAATCCGTGCTGTAGCAACTACTCCTAACGGACGAACTAACGAGAATATGATTATCCTAAAGGCTTGGTAATCTAAATCCCCTACAGTAAAATGTAGGGGTAATATTTTGTGGAGAAATTATGCAAATTGACTTAAACAAGTATCATGACTTTGTACATACAGTAACAAGCAAACCCAGCAATGACGTTGCTGTATTGATTCAACGCCTACATGATCTTTCACAGGAGCCCGATCTTAATATCAGTCTATTGATGACTGCGAGTGTGGGTCTAGCCAGTGAAGGCGGAGAGTTCAGTGAGATTGTAAAGAAGATGGTTTTTCAGGGTAAACCCTTTAATGAAGAAAATCGTTTTCATATGAAGCGTGAATTAGGCGACATTATTTGGTATTGGGTTAATGCATGTCGTGCATTAGGATATGACCCTAATGATGTTGTTGCAGAAAATGTGAAGAAGTTGGAATCAAGATATCCGGGAGGACACTTTGATCCCTATTATTCAGAGAATCGTAAACAAAACGACCTTTGAATAAGTAAAATCTTCTTCAGTATGTAGGTGATCCACAGCCTGTAAATGTGGCTATAATCCGTCCTCAGTTGTGGTGTGACGGTAGATGATGAATACTGACATCAATTTACAGGACTACCCTACGGGATGCCATAAATGTCTGTCCAATGCACAGAAACATTTCCTGTATCTTAATGGTTGATGCTGCCGGATCATAGTAATAGCGATAGAGGGTCCGGACTGTTCAAGACTATCCGATGAATAATGTCTTGATTAAACAGTGAATATGACAGTTTCCTAGAAATAGGTTAATGAGACATAGGCAATCCTCCGTTGTAATAACTGAATTCATCGTCATAAAAACCTCAAGAATTTTTTTTAGGTCGAGTAGTATATCTACTCGCCTTTACCTAAGAATATAAGAAAAGAACTCCACTGCTACTTGCATAAATATGTTTATATAGGTGAAACATATGACAATAAGTTCAGTTGCAAGTCCATTAAATACCCCTTCAGGTCTTAACCTAGATGAGTTAAAACAAGCATTATTTGAAAACATACGACTTAGATTAGGTGGAGACATAATCGATCTAGAACTAGATCCGCAACATTATGAAGCCGCATTTAATTACGCCATTAAGATATACCGCCAAAGGGCTCAGAATGCAACTGTGGAATCATACACATTAATGACTGTGATAAAGAACGTTGACACTTACACTTTACCAGAAGAATTTATTAACGTAAGGGCTCTATTCAGAAGAACAGTTGGATTAGAAACCGGCCCAAGTTCTACTAGTTTTGACCCTTTTAGTAGTGCAATACTTAACACATATTTGTTAAACTACAACTACACAGGTGGTATGGCCACTTATGACTTTTACGCTGGATATGTTGAACTTGCTGCAAGAATGTTTGGTGGATATGTTAATTACACTTTCAATCCAGTAACCAAAATGTTGCGAGTTGTAAGAGACTTCAAAGGCACTGGTGAACGAATCCTTATATGGGCTGATGTTCAAAGACCTATCGAAGAACTAATACAAGATCCAGGTGCTGGGATATGGATAGGTGATTTTACTTATGCTGTATTGAAGGGTATCATTGGTGAGGCCCGCGAAAAGTTTGGTTCAATCGCAGGACCAGGCGGCGGAACAACTTTGAATGGTACTGCTATGAAGAGTGAAAGTAAGGCTGAACAAGAAAGATTGATAGATGAATTGAAACGTTATGTTGACTATTCACAACCTCTTTCTTGGATTCAAGGTTAATGAGGAATTAATGATTTTAGGTATATCGGGAAGAATAGGTTCAGGAAAAGATACTGTTGCTGATTTTTTAGTCCAACAACACAATTTCAAGAGATATAGTTTTGCAGAGGCAGTCAAAGATTGCCTCTCAATTATTTTTGGTTGGAATAGAGAATTGCTTAATGGTTATACTGTTGAAAGTAGAGAGTTTCGTGAAAGAGTTGATGAATGGTGGGCAAACAGATTGGGGATACCAAATTTCTCTCCTAGGTTTGCAATGCAATACTATGCAACTGATATTATGCGAAATTGTTTTCACCAAGACATTTGGATCGCTAGTTTAGAATATAAACTAAAAAAAGAAACACAGAATTGTGTGGTTACTGATTGCAGATTCCCGAATGAATTTTATAGCATCAAAAATCTA